TCCAACAATACTGCACTCCAGTATTACGTTGTTGGTTATAAAGGTTCTTCACATTATGACGCTGGTCTATTCTACTGCCCATACGTTCCTCTTCAGATGGTTCGTGCAGTTGGACAAGACACCTTCCAACCCAAGATTGGATTTAAGACTCGCTACGGCATGGTCGCTAATCCTTTCTCCGAAGGTACTGATGCTGCAGTTGGTGCTGTCAAGGCTGGCACCAACCGTTACTACAGAAGAGTTTCTGTGAAGAATCTAATGTGATTCAAACGAGACATACTGTCTCTTCTAGACCCCTCTCAGAGGGGTCTTTTTTTATGTCTAGGTATAAATTAGTAGGCAATAATTTTCATTGCATAAAGTTAGTTAAGTTAGCATATGCTGACTATATACTACAGCATTAGGAAGAAAAATATGATCTGAAAGTTCAAATATATTATGCCAGTTAAAACGGAGCTTGAAAAATGCACAGTCTACTATCCAGATCTCAATTTGATGAATGGAGACACCTCGAACAAACAGTAACTGACGTAGAAACGGAGGATCAAAAAATTAATGATTATTATGAATGTTTAATTGAATGTGATGTTGATGGCAAACGTGAATGTAAAAGAATATGTAAGGAAATTCTTATGTGATATGAGAAATTTACAGTAAAGAACAGGGACTCCTTCGGGGGTCCTTTTTTTTATCTAAATAAAAATAAAAATGGCGTCCCCATATCAAAAACAAATTCAGAATAGGAACTTTTTAAGCCCTACTGGATTTGAGTTTACGATTAATAAAAACCCAAAAATAAATTTCTTTTGTCAGACGGCAAACATTCCAGAAATTTCATTGGGGACGGCCATTCAACCAACATATCTAAAAAATCTTGATGTTCCTGGTGATAAACTGCAATATTCAGATTTCACTATGTCATTTCTTGTTGATGAAGATTTTGAAAATTACATGGCCGTACATAACTGGTTGACTGGGTTGGGATTTCCAAAAACACCACAACAGTTTGAGGATCTAACTACAAATTCTGAAGGCATTGCTGATGAATATCAGGAGCAATTTTCAGATGGAACTCTTATTGTACTAAGTAGTAATCTCAGACCAAATTTTAAGATTAATTTTAGAGACTTGTTTCCAGTGAGTTTAACTGGATTGGACTTTGATAGTAAACTTCAAAGTGAAGAGTTCTTTACAGCACAGGCTGTTTTCAAGTATAGTATATACGAAGTATCTAATTTGTTCGGAACTAATTTATGAATCTTGAGGACATCCAGAAGATGTGGACTCGTGATTCTGTAATTGATCGAGATGATCTAGCAACAGAATCGCTGAAAACTTCACAACTTCATGCAAAATATTATGAACTTTACAACACAACTTTATTACTAAGAGAAAGAGCTAAAGAGACTTACGATATGGTATATCTTGAGCGTTACAACTACTACACTGGAAAGGCGGATCCAGAGGTTTACGAGGAAGAACCATTTCCGTATAGGGTAAGAGAGAAAGACGCCATACAGAGGCATATGAGTGCCGATGAGAGACTTTCTAAAGTAGACCTCAAGATCAAATACTATGACACGATGCTTCGCTTTTTGGAAGAAATTATCAAATCACTTTCAAACCGTAACTATGCAATCAAAAACGCAATCGATTGGATGAAGTTTCAGGCAGGTATGTAATGAGTAATTATGAGAGAGATCCCTGGATAGATGATGAAAATGTTCCATATGTGGAACTAGAACTTGATATTGTGGATTTATATACAGTTTACAAATCAGTCTGTTTTCATCTAGAAAAGTGGCCAGGAGGTATTGCAGAAGAGCAGGAAAGATTGATTGCTCTGAAAAACTTCTTCTATCGTATTGTTTTAGAATATAAGTATAAAATTGACGACTAAATATTTTAGGTGAATCCTTTAATATATGTCTGATTTGATTATTTCTAAGAAAAATGAAGTATTTCTTAGGGTAAAGACTGAACCACACATTAAACACGAACTATCTGATCAATTTACTTTCGATGTTGAGGGGGCAAAGTATATGCCCCAATATAGAAACAGATGGTGGGATGGAAAAATCAGATTGTTCAATATTCAGACAGGAGAGATCTACATCGGCCTCTTGGACAAGTTGCTGAGATTTTGTGATGATCACGGATACAAATATAAGTTTGAAGATAACAAATATTATGGTCATCCGATTGACTTGAATCAGATGATTTCCTATGAGGGCGTCAAAGATTACATGACAAAGATCTCTGTACACAAACCCAGAGAATATCAGATTCAAGCAGTCTATGACGCTTTGAAGTGCAGTAGAAGACTTATCGTATCACCAACAGGCTCAGGCAAATCATTGATGATTTATTCTGTTGTTAGATATTATGTTGAAAAAGGAAAAGATACTTTAATCATTGTCCCAACAACTTCCCTTGTAGAACAGATGTACAAGGACTTTGCTGACTATGGATGGGACGTTGGATCTTACTGCCATAAGATCTATGGTGGCAAAGAAAGAGAAACTGATAATCAGGTCATCATTACAACTTGGCAATCCATCTACAAACTCGACAGAAAATACTTTGAAAGATTTGAAGTTGTAGTTGGCGATGAAGCGCATCTATTTAAATCTAAATCTCTAGTCAGCATCATGACTAAACTTGCTGATGCAAAATATAGATTTGGATTTACGGGTACACTTGATGGCAGTCAGACTCACAAGTGGATCCTGGAGGGTTTGTTTGGCCCATCATATTCAACAATCAAAACAAAAGAGTTAATCAAGGATAAGCATCTGTCAGACCTCGACGTAAAGATTATTAGATTGCAGCATAAACCAAGAATCTTCGATAGTTATCAAGAAGAGATTCGATATCTTTGTGAAAATCCCCAGAGAAATAAGTTTATTAAAAACTTAGCTTTAATTCAAAAAGGAAATACTTTGGTACTGTTTACCCGAGTTGAAACTCATGGTGAACCGCTATTTGAATTAATAAATAATTCGGTAAAAAATAATAGAAAAGTTTTCTTTGTTTATGGTGGGGTAGATACCGAAGACAGGGAAGAAATTAGAAGAATAACTGAAATGGAAGAAAACGCTATTATCGTCGCATCTTATGGAACTTTTTCTACTGGCATCAACATTCGTAATCTTCATAATGTTATTTTTGCCTCACCGTCCAAGTCAAGAGTTAGAAACCTGCAAAGTATTGGTAGAGTCCTCAGAAAGAGTGAGAAGAAACTGAAGGCTACTCTTTTTGATATTGCGGATGATATTACCTTCAACAAAAAAAGAAATTACACTCTCAACCATTTAGTTGAAAGATTGAAATTATACAAAGAAGAAAAATTTAATTATGAGATTATAAACGTTGCTTTGAATCAATAATGAATTCAGACTTAGCTAAGGAATTTTATTGCACATTAAAATTAGTTTCTGGTGAGGAGATTGTATCTCTCATCATGGTTGATGATTCTAATGAAGAAGATCCTATTCTCATCTTACAGGAACCCATTGTAATTAAATACACAACTCAAGGAAGTTACACTCAATTAAAAATTGAGCCTTGGATGAAATTATGCAATGATGATATCTATTTCATAAGATTATCAAATATAATTGTCATGAGTGAAATTAGTGACATTGAATTGATTGATATGTACAAAGAATTTAATGAATCAAGACATGAGTACAACAATCAAAGTGATGAATATGATATTGAGTTAACTGACAAAAGAATTGTAACAAAGAATATGGGATTTTTAGGATCTGTATCTGAGATGAAAAAGAATCTAGAGAGTCTTTATAATATAGATATTAAAGATAATCATAAAGAGCTTTAATTTCTTTTCATCCTGGACAAGCCAGATTGTACTTGATTTTGAGTACCTTGTCAAGCTTTGTTTTGTATGTTATAATATTATCAATAGACAGTATACGATAATGCCCAAAAAGAAACCAGAACATTATGTAAACAATAAAGAGTTCCTTGCTGAAATCAACAAATATAAAGGTTTTTTGAAAGTAGCTGAGGAAGAGGGAAAAACAAAGTCAGATTTATTGAGGGAATCGAGAGAGTTTAGGAAAACTCACGAATATCTTGGCACCTGCTTTAAAAAGATTGGTGATCACCTATCACATAAACCGAACTTTGTAAATTACATGTTCAAAGAGGATATGATCTCTGATGGCCTAGAAAATTGTATTGAATATGTCACAAACTTTGATCCAGAGAAGAGTTCAAACCCCTTTGCATACTTTACTCAGATTATTTACTTCGCATTCCTAAGAAGAATTGGTAAGGAAAAGAAGCAACTTGAGATCAAGAATCGTATCATTGAAAAGTCTGGATTTGCCGAAGTTATGACAGTTGACGATAGCTTGCTTTCTGGCACCAGTTCAGACTATAATACGATCAAGGAAAACATTCAGACGAAAATGAACCGATGACTCACGAAGAAATGCTGGATGAAGCACAACGTCGCGAAGAAAACAACTACGAATGGATTGATGATTGTTTTCGTGTATGGGAAACCAGATACGGTATGTGGTCATCAGAAACAAAAGAAGGCAGAAAGATGCTAACAGGTATGCATAAAGATAATGTTATTATAATGACAAGATGGCACCTAAAGTGTGAGCAAGAAGGATGGCCAGAAGGTAGTGTTCGTGTTGTGAATTCTGCTGTTATGGGAGTTAAACTTTGAAAATTGCAATCATAACTGACCAGCACTTTGGAGCTAGAAAAGGAAACAAGAACCTTCATGAATACTTCAAAAAATTCTACGACACCATCTTCTTCCCAACCCTTGAAAAAGAAGGAATCGATACTGTTATCGATATGGGTGACACTTTCGACACTCGTAAAGGAATTGATTTTTGGTCTCTTGATTGGGCTAAGAAGAACTACTATGACCGTCTTCAGTCTATGGGTGTCACTGTGCATACAATTGTCGGAAATCACACGGCTTATTACAAAGACACTAACGACATTAACTCTGTTGACTTACTATTGCGAGAGTATGATAACGTTGTTGTTTATGGAAGTCCTACCGAAGTTAAATTTGAGAATCTAAAAACATTTTTTATTCCTTGGATCAATGATGAGAATCGTCAAGAGACGATTGATTTAATGGCAAGGACAGATTCAAGAGTTGTTTTTGGTCATCTTGAGATGAGAGGATTTTTTGCAAATAAAACTTATATTTGTGAACATGGCGAAGATAAAACAAACTATAAGAAGTTTGAAAAGGTTTTTTCTGGACACTATCATCATAGAAATTTTCAAGATAATATCTACTACCTTGGAAATCCATATGAAATTTATTGGCATGATGTAGAAGAAACTAGAGGATGTCACATTTTTGATACCGAAACTTTAGAGCATACTCCAGTAAATAATCCACATAGATTATTTCATATTATTTCATATGAAGATACTCCACATCAAACCTTTAATGCAGAACCATATAAAGATAAAATTGTTAAAGTTGTAGTTAATAAAAAAACTAACGGATCTAAGTTTGAAAGATTTATTGATAAACTTTATCAAGCTGGAGTGAATGACTTGAAGATTATTGAAAATTTTGATTTTAATGGTTTTTATCAAAGTGATGAATTTACAACTGATGAGTCAGAAAATACACTCTCTATTTTGAATAGATATGTTGATGAATCTGAATGTAGTTTAAATACTTCAAAGGTAAAATCAATTTTAGAAAAAGTTTACGCTTCAGCTTGCGAGGTTGATTAATGTATATGCTTATTCATAAAAAAAGAAAAATGGAAGGTGCTTATGCAGTCTACAATAGAAAGCGTGAGAAAATTTTATTTTTCTTTGAAGAAGCAGATGATGCCGAAAGATATGCTATGATGTTGGAAACTCAGGATGAGGAAACTGGTTCAGTAGAAGCAGTAGAAGTTGATTCTGAACTTGCCATTAAAACTTGTGTGTTAAAAGGAGTAAATTATATAATTATTACACCCGATGATTTTGTTGTTCCACCAGTAAAATAGTATGATTTTATTTGAGAGTATTCGTTGGCGCAATTTTTTGTCAACAGGTGATCAATGGACTGAAATAAATTTTGTTGAAAACAGTAATACTATTATTATTGGTTCCAATGGATCTGGAAAATCAACTTTGCTAGATGCATTGTCTTTTTCCTTATTCAATAAACCATTCCGCAAAATTAATAAACCACAATTAGTCAACACAGTCAATGAAAAGACTTGTCTTGTGGAGGTTAAATTTGAGGTTGGAAATAAAAAATATTTTGTTCGGAGAGGAATGAAACCGAACGTCTTTGATATTGAAGTCAATGGAGTAGCTCTTCATAAAGAAGCAGATGATAGATCAAATCAAAGAATATTAGAAGAGAATATTTTAAAACTAAATCATAAATCTTTTACTCAAGTTGTAATTCTGGGAAGCTCAACATTTGTTCCCTTTATGCAATTGTCTAGTGGTCATCGTAGAGAAGTTATTGAGGATATTTTAGACATTAGAATTTTCTCTGCAATGAATTCACTCATCAAAGAAAACATTAAAACCTATAGAGAAAAAACAAAAATTCTTGATGTAAAAAAAGAATCTTTTCTTGAAAAAATTAGGATGCAACAAAATTTTATTGATGAGTTAGAAAATCGTAGTAAACAAAATATTAAACAGAAAGAAGATGGTATTCAAAATCTTCTTGTGGAAGAGAATGATACTATTAATAACAATTCTGAAACTCAAATTAAAGTCAATGATCTTCAGAAAGATTTGGAATTATATTCTAGTGCTTCTATAAAGTTGCGTAAACTAGGGAATCTTAGAGGTAAAATATCTCAAAAGGTATCTACCATTACTAAAGAGCATAAGTTCTTCACAGAAAATACGGTCTGCCCTACATGTACACAAGACATAGAAGAAGAGTTTCGATTAAATAGAATTAGTGCTGCTCAAAATAAAGCACAAGAGTTGCAATCTGGTTTCAATGAACTGGAGAGTGCAATTAAAGAGGAAGAACAACGAGAGCAGCAATTCAAAACTATTAGTAGGGAGATTGTAAACCTCAACCATGAGATTTCTAAAAACAATTCAACAATATCTAGTTTTCAGAGGCAGGTACGTCAACTCGAATCTGAAATTCAAACTATTGCCAGTCAGCTCGAGAATAGAAATTCTGAACATGAGAAATTAATTTCATTTCAGACACAATTAGATAAACTCTATACAGATCTTTCTGAGCATAAAGAATCTCTAAAATACTACGACTTTGCGTTTTCACTTCTCAAAGATGGTGGGGTCAAGAGACAAATCATTAAAAAATATTTGCCTCTAATAAATCAACAAGTTAATCGTTACTTGAGGATGATGGATTTTTACATCAACTTCCAGTTAGATGAAGAATTTAATGAGACTATTCAATCCCCTATTCATGACAAATTCTCATATGCATCTTTCAGTGAAGGTGAAAAAATGAGAATTGATCTTGCATTGTTGTTTACCTGGAGAGAGATTGCTAGATCTAAAAATTCTGTCAATACTAATCTTCTTGTCATGGATGAAGTTTTTGATAGTTCTCTAGATGGATTTGGTACAGAAGAATTTTTAAAGATTATCAAATATGTTATTAAGGGTGCAAATACCTTTGTAATCTCCCATAAAGACGGCCTTTATGATAAATTTGATAACGTAATTAAATTTGATAAGGTAAAAGGTTTTAGTAAAATAGTCTAAATAATCAGGATATGACTTAGGTTTATGCTTTCTACACAGTACAGACTGCGCCTAGAATTCATCTGCAAGTGTATCGCAAATGGGGAAGAAGTAAAGTTGTCTGATATGATTTGGGCAAATAAACTTGCAAAGGCAAATACCTCTGCCAATGAAATGTTAAAGATGGCCCGCCGTCAAATTACACATAAGATTGAAGAAGGTAGTGCAGATGATTTTCTGAATAGGATGGGATTAGGTGATCCCGACCCATCTAACCATAGAACAGGATTCACTGATGCTGATGATATTAAAGACTGGTTCAAACAAGACAAACCAGACGACTGGCGTCAGAGAGATTGATTATGTTTGTATCTGCACATGGGACCCTATTTTTGAGATGATGCGGTATCATTGGGTACACAAGTCAGAAAAGGATCCTGTGCAATTCGTAAAAAATCTCAACCCAGAGCAAAAAGTGTTATGAAGCAACTTTTTCTAGTTCCTGATGGTGATGACAGATGTGTCACTCATGATGGACATGTCCAGATGGGTAGTTTCAATCACTCAGTAGAAAAGCATCTTGAGTTATGTCCTGATCAAGACTGGCAGGTAACATACTGGATGCCCGATCCATTGGGGTTGAGGTATAAGCGAGCAAACTTCCAGCATACTATGAAAGCAAACGAAGGTTCTGCTAGAACTGATAATGCTGGTGATAGTCGTCCTAGGGACTTTCCTGGTCAAGCAGAAAATCGATTGGAGAGAACATTATGAAGATGTGGGAGACAAAGTGTGTTGGGTGTGGTAAAATGGTTCCAGCGAATCAAACACCTCAAGTAGGACACCAAGCACCTGACGGTAGTTGGACAAATTCGTTATGTAAAACTTGCTGGATAAAATCTAAGAAATGAAATTTCAAGCATTAGTATTCATCCGATTACGATCTCAGGTAGATGACTCACCAGGCAACGCCGTGAGAGATGCCTGTAAGCGATTGTCCGAGTTAGACATCAAGAAACTGAGACTTGGTAAGGTCATTGATGTTTGGTTGGAAGCAGAGAGCAGAGCGGCAGCTGCGAGGGAACTTGAAATGCTATCTGATAGATTCCTTGCTAACACAGTCATGGAAGACTGGGACTACGAACTGACTGAGATTGACACTTTCCCTGAAGGTATTGAATAATGGATGATTTTAACACACCAGGATCTAATAAATCTTGGATGGACGATGGGTTCAAAAAATATATAACTGAGTATCAACTAGATAATGTTGTGAAATTACTAGATGCTAAAATAGAACGTTGTCGTGTTTACAATAGCGACAATAGAGATGAAGTATATAATCAAATCACCATTACTTACAAAGAAGACACATGCAAGCAGTAATCTATTCTAACGGTAGTCAAGAGTGTGAGCGTATCACAGCATTACTTAAGTCAATGGGCGGAGAGTTCCATGAGTATAACCTCAACGAACACTTTACTCAAAGAGCGTTTGAAGCAGAGTTTGGACCTGAGGCTACATATCCCCAGGTTGCCATTGGTGCCAAGCATCTTGGTAGTCTAAAAGATGTGCTACACTTCCTAAAGGAGAACCATTTGTTAAATGAAAGTCCCCAATTGGCAACATCACTCTAAGAAGAGTCAAAAAAGAAAACTCAAACCGCAGGCGATGAGATCTCGTCGCGCTGCCTTGAGCCACTTTAAAAAGTGTCACAGTACCTCGCCCAAAAAGCGAGGTTCTTTTGTATACTACGTTCATACGAAACAAATCAATGGCAGTTTCTCACGAAATCAAATCTCAACTTGCCAAACTTCTAGCAACTGAAGATCTGGTTGTTGAGCATAAGAAGGTTCGTACTGCTTCCTTTAACGTCCATACACGGGTCCTAACTCTTCCTATGTGGGAAAAGGCGTCTAATATCGTTTATGATCTTCTGGTGGGTCATGAAGTGGGCCATGCATTGTATACTCCTGATATAGATTGGAGTAAAGATAGAGTTATCCCACCATCTTTTGTAAATATTGTTGAAGATGCTCGTATCGAAAAGATGATGAAGCGTCGTTATGGTGGTCTATCTAAAACTTTCTTCGCTGGTTATCAAGAACTTTCAGACGAAGATTTTTTTGAAGTTGAAGATGAAGATATTAGTAAAATGAGTCTTGCAGATCGTGCAAATCTATACTTCAAAATTGGAAACTATGTTGATATTCCTTTTGCTAATCAGGAGGAGGATCGTCTGATCCAAGCAGTTGCAAATTGTGAAACATTTGATGATGTTCTTGATGTGTCCGAAGAAATTTATAATTACTGTAAAGAGACTCAAGAAAATAATTCTGTAGATTTAAAACCAACATCACAAAATCAAGACCCTAATGGTCAACAGGATAGTGATCAACAGCAAGATAAAGAATGGTTTACTGAAGAAAATCCTGATGAAAAGGGTGAAGAATTAGAAAGAACTGATCCAGATCTTGATACTCCAAGTTATCAGCAGGAAGATCAACCCTCTGATAATGAACCAGAAGTTAAGACTGATGCAGCTTTCGATAAAAATATTGAAGATCTTATTGATGATTTATCTACTACTGAGAATAATTATGTTGAACTTCCAAAACTTGATCTGAATAAAATCATTGTAGATACTACAAAGTTTCATGATTATCTAAACAAATCTTTTGATGATATGCAAGAAGAATCTGATAGTAGACATATCATGTATGAAAGAACTCCAGTTAATATCTATGAAATAGCTGATACTCAGTATAAAAAATTTAAAAAATCTGCTCAGAAAGAAGTCAGTTATCTTGTAAAAGAATTTGAATGTAAAAAATCTGCTGCTTCTTATTCCCGAGCAACTACTGCTCGTACTGGAGTTTTAGATTGTTCCAAACTACACACCTATAAGTACAACGAAGATCTCTTTAAGAAAGTTACAACTCTTGCTGATGGTAAGAACCATGGTTTGGTGTTTGTTCTTGATTGGAGTGGTTCAATGTCAGGAACTCTTTTGGACACTATCAAACAACTATTCAACTTGATTTGGTTTTGTAAAAAAACTAATATTCCTTTTGAAGTCTATGCGTTCACTAACAACTGGAGAGAACCTGATCCTAATCACAATGGATATTTTAAAATGCCAGATCCATCTTATGAATTAAAAGATGGTATTCTACAAGTCAGTAAAGACTTTAATCTACTTAATATGCTCAGTAATAGAATCAAAACTTCCGAGTTTGAAAATTGTATGAAAAATGTCTGGAGACTTTGTGCTGCATATAGTAACACATCTAGCATGTATGATGTTCCATCTCATGCTGGATTATCTGGAACACCTCTCAATGAAGCAATTGTTTGCCTAAATCAAATTCTTCCAGACTTTAAAAAGAAAAACAAACTTGAAAAAGTTCAATGTGTTATTTTGACTGATGGTGAAGCTCATCCTCTAAATCGTCACGTTGAAATCTCATATGCATATAATAAAGAAGAAAGTTTTATTGGCACTAGGTCTGTTTATCCAAATGCAACTTTTCTTCGTGATCGTAAACTTGGTAAAACCTATTGTTTTGGTTATGGGTATCATAAGTTCACGGAAACTCTTTTAAATAATCTTCGTGATCGTTATCCAGATATTAACTTTATTGGTATTCGTGTTCTTGGTCCTCGCGAAGCAACAAAATTCATGCAAATGTATTTAAAATCTGAAGAGTTTCTTAATGCAGAAAAATCTTGGAAAAATAATCGTAGTTTTTCTATGAAAAATGTGGGATACACTGCATACTTTGGGTTATCTTCTAACGGACTTTCCCAGAATTCTGAATTTGAAGTTAATGATAATGCAACTAAAGGTCAAATCCGAAGTGCATTCAAGAAGTCTTTAAACTCTAAGAAAATGAACAAGAAAGTTCTTTCAGAATTCATCTCTCTTGTTTGCTGATCCAGTTTAGAAACTGGCGGCCACCCCTTCCATTTTTATTCATTATCCCCTATAATAAGTACATCAAACAAACCACCCATGGCAATTTCCTCCGAGTATATCGTTTCATCTCTTCAGCAAATCTATGGAGATAAAATTTCTTCTGGAGATCTACGTGCATGGTCTGCACTAAATGGAGTTAGTTATCAGACTATCACTAATAAACTTGCTGATCGTAAAATTGGTCGTGGTAAGTGGAATCTAGAAGTAACACAAGAAACTGTGAAAGAGTTGGAAGTAACTTATAGTGCTCCTGCAGCATTACCCGCAATCGAGCAAAATCTTGTTCCTGAAAAAGATGCTAACTTCGTCCAGTTTGGTAACTTTAAAGATCTTAAAAAAATTATTAACTCCCGTAATTTTTATCCAACGTTCATCACGGGTCTTTCGGGTAATGGTAAAACGTTCTCTGTGGAGCAAGCATGTGCTATTCTAAATAGAGAGTTAATTCGCGTGAACATCACGATTGAAACCGACGAAGATGATCTTATTGGTGGGTTCCGTCTGGTTAATGGCGAAACTGTTTGGCATAATGGTCCTGTCATCGAAGCTTTGGAACGTGGAGCTGTGTTGCTTCTAGACGAGGTTGACCTTGCATCAAACAAGATCCTATGTCTACAATCTGTTCTTGAAGGAAGAGGTGTTTTTCTTAAAAAGACTGGTCGTTTTGTAAAACCTGCTGCTGGTTTTAACATCATTGCCACTGCTAATACTAAAGGTAAGGGATCTGAGGACGGACGATTTATTGGAACTAACGTTCTTAATGAAGCATTCCTTGAAAGATTTCCAGTAACATTTGAACAAGAGTATCCTCTACCTGCAACAGAGCAGAAGATTCTTACTTCTATGATTGATGATAATCAATTTTGTAAGAATCTTGTAGATTGGGCAGACATCATCCGCAAAACATTCTTTGACGGGGGTGTTGAGGAAGTGATCAGTACACGTCGTTTAGTTCATATTGTTCAAGCCTATATCATCTTTGGTGATAAGGCAAAGGCTATTCAAATTTGTCTGAATCGCTTTGATGATGAAACCAAACAAGCATTTCTTGAACTATATGACAAAGTTGATACTGATGTAAATTTTGAAGAAAATGAACTATAGTCAATTATCTGATGAAGTTTTCTGGGTGAAACAAATTTACTCAGAAGATTACTTTCAAACTATAAGTGAAGAGTTTGATCTAAGATATAATCATGTGGCATTCACTAAAAGAGAAATCTTAGGTCAACCTTGCTTTGGAACTTTGCAGGATACTGCCACGTATTTTTCTGGATCGGCTTCCAATAATAATCTTGGATGGAATTACAAATTTATCGATGCATCGATACGTGCCAGACTCTACGTTCAAAAAATTCTCAAAAGAAATGTAAAACTTTCGAGAGTAAATACCAATTTGCAATTCTTTGGGCAAGAGTCTGATTGGCATACTGATTATGTAGAAGATGGTAATGCTTGGTCATTTGTAATCTATGTAAATCAAAACTGGGATTTAACTTGGGATGGTCAATTTGTTGTTGAAACGAATGATGGGGAGTATATTAATGTAAGCCCAATCCCCAATACTGGAGTTCTGTTTAATGCTAAATTAGAACACCGAGGAGGAGCTCCAAATAGATTTGCTATGGATTCACGATGGTCTATTGCTTTTTTGTTTGAAGAGGTGTAGAATATGACTAATTCTTGGGGTTTTCTTTACGACGAAATGAATAATGGGGATGATATTATGAGCGATGATCCTTTGGATAAACTAGCTCAGGATACATATGCAAGATATGTGTCCGCATATGATGATGGATGGACTGCACAATCTAAACAAAACACTATGAATGACAATGACAATATGCCACCTTGGGGGCATAGCGATATGGAAGCACTTGGAAATCAAATTGATTTAAATCTTGAAAGTACTTCTAATAATCGTTTTTGGAAGTATGAAGAAGATTTGACCCTGAAAGAAATTCGTGACTATCTTTCAGGAACTTATAAATCACACTATACTTCTCTAGAATCAAAAACTCAGACTCTTGATCTTATTGAAGGTATTGGTGATGCAGAACCATTCTGCCGATCAAATGCAATCAAATACCTATCTCGGTTTGGCAAAAAGAATGGTAAGTCACGTCTTGACATTTTGAAGGCAATCCATTATTGTATCCTTCTCTACCATTTCTCTGGACTACACAAAAACAACTCTTCTGACTTCCCTTATTGATATGAAACTTTCCAAGCAAACTATTGCCATCTTGAACAACTTTTCTGACATCAACCAGTCTCTTCTAGTCAAGAAAGGCAATCAACTTCGTACTATCTCTGTCATGAAGAATATTTTGGCCGAGTGTACAATCAATGAAGAGTTTGCAAAAGACTTTGCAATTTATGATCTACCACAGTTCCTAAAAGTTCTACGCCTCTATCAGGATCCAGAACTTGATTTCACTGAAGACAGCTATGTCACAATTCGTGAAGGTAAGAATCGTTCTCGTTACTTCTTCGCTGATCCTAATGTAATCGTTTCCCCTCCAGAAAAAGCATTGGTACTTCCTAGTAAAGATGTATCCTTCACGATTACTCCAAGTCATTTGAGTCAGCTGCTTCAGGCAGCAAATACTCTAGATCTTCCAGATCTATCTGTAATTGGCGATGCAGGTGTGATTCGTTTGTCTGCTCGGGACAAAAAGAATGATACTTCTAATGATCACTCAATTGTTGTTGGTGAAACTGATAAGGAGTTTGCATTCAATTTCAAGGTTGAGAATATAAAGATTCTTCCTGGAAACTATGTTGTAACCATTTCCAGGAAGTGTTTGGCACAATTCACCAACACTGTAGAGTCTCAGGCCCTCAACTACTTCATTGCACTAGAACCAGATTCGGTATATAATGGGTGAGAGGACTCATCTCTACACTTCACCAAATGGTTAAATGAATATCTTTGTTACTGATCCCGATCCTTGGAAGTCTGCACAAGTTCTCCCCGACAAACACATCGTCAAGATGCCTCTAGAGACCTGTCAGATGCTTGCCATTGTTTGT